ACTGGATGGAACCAAAGCAGGGTTATGGTAGTCCGTTATGGGACCTTACTGACTACGGCGAACTTGCTGCTCAATATCAGGGTAGGCGCATAGGTCAACTTTATCGGGGCATGGCTATTGGTGACCCGGAGGCGTTGGAATGGTTTCTTGAAGCGTGCGGAAAGCGAGGGTGGTTCTATATTGGCAAATACAAACTAACCGGTGAGCGAACCGAAAAACTTACTTATGAATTTATACCGGGAGTTGGTCGATGTGTCACCGGTTGCGTAGTAACCTGGAAGACAACTTCGACTTTTGCACCGATACCATACCGAAGGGTTCGACAACCTGTGGAAGTCGAACCGAACCCGCCGCCAATTCAATTTGTAGTGGACCCCAACTCGGTTGTCTACGACCCGAACGATGACCCGAACGATGACCCGGCATTGAAAATGTTACACGAAATTATGAAAGGAAAACCATGAGAACATTAGCACTAATTGCACTCCTGCTCCTGTCGGGCTGTGTACGAATCAAAACGCCGGACTGGGAATATATCCGCTTCGGCGACCAGAAAATCGGTACTCTTGAGATAGAGAATACAACGCTCGGCAAGATTAAGATAGTCGGTCAGGAGAGCAAAGGTTCTATCCCTGTCGAGTTGACTGTTGGCGGTGTAAGGTTGAGGGGTAGTGTTACGGAGGTGGGAGAATGAGTGCAACACGAAAAATTGCTGTAATAATATACCTCGTCTTTTTGCTGCTTGGAATCCGGGCGGCATATGATGGCGACTGGGTTGTGGCAATGTTCTGGGCGATTATCTGCGCCTCTGAAAATATAGCTGTATCGATTGATTATGCGACTTGGAAGAAAAAGGAGAAAGAGGTGGGGGAATGAGCGATAAACCGACGGCAACATGGGGCGTGTGCTTGTGGGTGAAATGCCCGCACTGCAAAGAGGGGGTGGACTTACTGGACGCCCCAGATTTTTGGGATGGTAGAAACAGCGACACGTTCGACGCAGATGAACTTACTGAATGCTGCCCGAAGTGCGGCGAAGAAATAACCTGCACAGTAGTATATTGAAAGTGAAAGTCGAAATAAATGGAACGTATGGGATTCGAGCAAGATAGGCGAATCGTAAAAGTCATGGGCAACCGTCCCTGCATTGAGTTCGTTGGCGGCAAAGAATGGCATTTCGATTCTCAACTCGAATACAAGTGGGCGCAATACCTTGAATTCCTGAAACAAGCGGAAGAGATACGTGACTGGGATTTTCACTGTTGGCCCGAACCGTTCTATTTTATTGGTGTCAAGAAAGCCCCCGTCCAATACACGCCGGATTTTCTGGTTACTGAAAACGACGGAACCGAAGTCATCCAAGAACTAAAAGGCCACCACGACGGCCCGACAAATAGCAAGCTCGCACGTATGGCGGAATACTATCCCGACAAGATTATGGAACTCGTCCTACAACGAATCCCCAAAAAGGGCAAGGGTGCGAACCGTCGCAGGATAGCCGCAAAGTACACTCGCCGCATAATCGATGCCAGTGTGATTTTCCGGCAGATGGGAGCATTGATTAAATGAAAGAAGTTACTGAACTGTATTGTCATGCCTGTAACGGTTATTTCAAGGTTGAATTCGATTTAGAACTTAGCGGCAACCATGTTGTGGCGTGCCCAAAATGCAAACATGAACATTGTCGCGTAATCCAAGGCGGCAAGGTAACAGGTGACAGGTGGGGGCAGAGGAACGGGCAAACATATAATTATGCTCCATCCATGACAACATATACGGCTACGGCCTCCACCGATTCATCATCTGCGGGCAGTTGGTGTCTTGCGGATAGTTGGAACAACAGCACGTCTACTTTTATTACATACACGACGGCATAAAACTTCTTGACATTCCCCGTTAAACCTGTTATGATACTAATATGACTTACGATGAAATATATCAGGCTGTCCGTGCTTACATGGACGCAAACGGCACAACCCTCCAACAATTAGCCTCCGTCACCCCTACGCAGGCTATCTCCCTGTTAGGGCTCACAGGAGACGATGTGGGGCGTCTAAACCGTGGATGGGATGCTTTACGCACCCGGATCAAGCGAGAGCTTAGAAGCGAAGCGGAGGCCCAAGAGCTTACCGACCTGAAAGACTTCGCTAAAGCGTGGGTTTGGAACAAATGGCCCGATGCTCAATTCGGGAGAAGTGGCAGAGAGATCACTATCTATCTTGACGGGGGGCAGGAATGAGCATTTTAACTGCCGATACGGTATCTTTCATCTGGAACGCTGGCGGAAGTTCCCTTAATGCAAACGGAGCGGGGGCTACTCAGGCTGCATGGGATGCCGGTAGTCCGTCCGATTTTATAGGCTCTGATGGTGAAGCCATATCCGCCGCCGACACACACAACGGCTCACAAACAGCCTGCACAGTTACAACTTCCGGTGGCGGTCATCCTCTTATTACAAAGGCCAACGGCTTTACAAATGTTGTGTCAGGCACCATAGCATTTGTTGTTTTTGATGCAATTTATGATACGGGGTATTACATTGCGACTGCTGTTAATGCCAACAGTATCGAATTGGGTGATATTGCGTACAGTGCGGATACGACCTGTGATATATATGTTGGCGGGGCTGCCCTTAATCTCTCTGCTGTTACTGGCGATATAGGGGATGCAAGCACACAAAATAGAAGATTTTTTATCCGGGGCGACGAGCAGTTATCGGGAGACCAAAGTATTTCCAATGGTGGTTCAGCGTCTACACTGCTCTCCATTTACGGTGTTGACGCAAGTTGGGCGAGAATAACCCCAACCCGAACCACGCCCACAGGAGGAAGCAACGCTGACGGGCCGCTTGACACAAGTGTACTATCGAAAATCAGTTGGTCAGGGGGAACCAACCAGATTGATGTTGCCGCTGACTATATTTATTTTGACGGCTTATGGATAACAGGTAGTCATACGGCTCATCTATTCGGTTCATCCTCATCTGATTTTATAACGATAACTAACTCAGTCATTGCAAATGCCGGAAACGGTGCGGGTAGTTTTGCTGTACGGTTAGATAATGACAATGCAATGTTTAATTGTGATTTTATTTGTACAGGCGCTACTGCGGCTATGGGAGCAGTGTTTTGTGACTCGATAAATTATATAGGACATTGTAGAATATCCGTTGCCAGCAGTAGTGCAACTTCCAGAGGGATTAATATTCAGGCTGGTTGTGTATTAAACTGCCTCTTCTTCGATCTTTCAGGGATTGGCGTTCTTTGGTCCACCGCTGCACCCAATGGATTCAGTGTGCATGAATGCACTTTTGAGAATGTTCTGACTTGCATACAATCACCAAATGCTGATATAGCTGACATACTGCGAATCACAGGTAACATTGCCCAGAACTGCACGAACTTCTATGAGAATTTAGGAGCAACTGACCAGAGTCTTCTCGCCACGTATAATAATCTCAACACCATAACTACAATGTACCCAGCCGACGCAATAGGTGATTTCTCCGGCAGTCCGAAGGTTGGTTTTCAGGATGTGACCGGCGACCCGCTGTTTGTCTCACTGGCAAACGAAGATTATGACCTACAGGCAACAAGTCCATCTAAAAATACAAGCCCATTCAAAGGCGATAGAGGCGCAATGGCAAGTGCTGAGTCTGGCGGTGGTGCTACGCAACTTGTCAACGGCGGATTGATTAGTTAATTCAGGGCTGATCGGGGGCAGGTTGATAGCTTAGAGCCTGCCAATCACAACTATCTCAAACCTGCTTGTTCCGGTTATTGTTATCGTATCCGCAGAACCCTCTGTAAGCTGCAAATCACCCGGACTCATGTTGAAGTCGTGGGTATGCTGTGGATTGATCGTGACACCGCTTGCAGACGAAACGATTGGGATATCGGTAGCACCGCCCAGTGCATTGATTGCGGATGTTGTCGATAAGTTCCTGATGCGCAGAAACGACACGGCGCTCATTGTCATCTTATCGCCAAGAACATCGAGCAGTCCGCCGTGTAAATCTATAACCTTCGATGTCGCTACGTTGGTTGCGCTCGTATAAATACGGGTGGCCGAATCGAATGATATATTAGCCGTATCCTTATACGGACCTGATGCCGTTACTAACGATCTCGCACACGTCAGGTTAGCTGTTAAATTTGTACTTATTGCCGCTGTCAGTCCCATTTTATCGCTCCCATTTCTTTAGAGGGCAAGTGTTTTCTTCTGCCCGCGCCTTTGCCGGTATTGCACATTTGCATATCGAGCAGAATAATATTTTCCACATCCAGTAATTCTTTTCGCATTTCTGGCAAGTCCTTACCCTGCTGTCTGTGAATTCATACTTCTTGCCTTTTGCAAGGTTTGTATAACCTTGCGCTATGTTCTTGGCTGTCTTACTAACCATTCTTATCTTGTCGCCACAACAACCCATTATTATATCTCAAGCCAATCCGTCGGGTTTGTTGCAGGATGGCCACCGCCAAGGACATCATTTCTTGCCATAAAGCAATCCCCATTTACCGCGTCAATCACAAAATCATGCGCGAAATATTGAACTTCACCGTCCCATTCGGGAGCGCTATCGCATGGATCGCCAACATATATCTTTGCTGTTCCACCAGAGACACCTTGGAAAACTTCAAACGCCGGACAAAGATCGCTGATGCAAGCGAAATTGTTAGTTGCCGCCTCGTCCGTATCTCCACATGTCTCTCCGCCCAAATATATAGCAGAACCAGTAAAGATTCTATGGTCTGCGTTTGGGGTATCAGTTGACTTGACGACATAGACAATCACAACAAAGCCTCCAACAACTAAACAGACCTGCACCCTTAACCTGTTGTATACAGTTGTAAAGTCTGCCGGGCCGGAGCACCCTGTCGAAAGCCATATTTCCCTTGTGCCGTAAGTTCCTTCGTAATCGTCATACTGCGAGTTCCTATTGAAGTTGGTCATAAACGCACAACCCTCTTGGCTGCAACTGTTAAATATGCCCGGTTCACCGCCGCTATCAATACCAGTCAGCCAAAATATGCCTTCCAACCCCGCCGCAAAGCCTGTGCCCTTTCCGCTACGTGTATCCGCAACACAATTTTGTAATGGCCCTTTGTAATCAGTGCAAACGCAATCCTCAAAGCCAGCAAGAGTTACCCATATATCGGAAGGGCCCGTACTACCACAATCTGCGCCACACGATTGATCGTGGGTTATACATTCGCCACAGCAGGCTTTGTATACCAAGGCGTTCGGTGCGTCCCACAATACTGCAAGATTGGATGTGTCCCATCCGACTCGTACCATCAACAATCCTTAGTGGCTTGGAACGGGTAAAATGGCCGCCACGTTCCGTTATTATCCCATATCGTTAACCGCGAACCATCCTCCAATCGGGTGATAGCAGCGTTAAGATTCGACCCGCCAACAACCTCACATTCTACTACGACACGCGGACCCGGAACTACGCCGACCGCACTGTCGGTATCGATGAAGCAGGTAATGGACGAACCAGCCGGGGCATCGTCAATCGGGAAAGCATTGCGGGGCCGGGACGAAGTAGCACCACTACCCTGTATTGTAACGCCGTTAGGATGGTTGTGAACGGTAATCCCGCCGTCACCGCGCATATTCATAAGCATATTAACAGATCGGACAAGGGCGTTGTAATCCGTCTGAGATGGCTGCTGATCGCCTCTCAACTCCCTGTGCATTCTCATGCCCGCACCCCTCCCTGTCCCTGACCGGACGGCTCATTAGTCATGCCTTCAAACAGCGTTGCGAAATCTAACACGGGATACTGTCGCTGTGTGATATTATATGGAGCATTCCACGGCCATCTTACATTGTAAGTGAACTCAAAATTATATTCCCATGAGCTAAACTCAGCCCTGCGATACGGACATGCAGTGAACAGCCATCGCCCTGTATCCTCGATAGGGTTAGTATCACTGCCGTCAATTTGGTGTATGCTTGCTGCATTTGCATCTGCATTAAAACCATTCCTGTTTGCTATATTTCCGAAGTAATCCTGTAGCCATCGAGAGTTATTTACCGACAAAAAGGCGTCTGTAATTCTCTTAAAATATAAAGTGCTGCTATAGGCCCTCACGGTCCATACCCACGTAGGGGTATATGTTTCGTTAGCGGGCCTTTCGTCCTCGTCAAACCCTGCGTTTTCCCAATCGTCTTTCCAGTTTCTTTTGAAGCCCAGCGCAGCTATATCTTTATAGGGAACTCCCGCCGAAGCGGAGTCTACATAATAAATATCCTCTGATGAAACAGATGCCGACATATCAAACTGCTCTTCCCAGCTTGCGTTTGTATCCGGTTCTTTCCTTTTGTTCACTCTGTCGTAAACGGTGGAATAAAATATTTCGGCAATGATATTCTCATTGTCTCTTGGCTGAATATTGATTTCGGTGATACGCAAATTGAGTGTACTGTTTGTCACAAGAGGAAAAGATAATGTGTCGAAAGCCAGAGGATCACCAACACGAAACGGAAACGGGTTTATGTCCAGCGATGGGTAAGGTGTATTCCATCGGCCTATACTTGTTCCGACGTTATAGTCAGTCCAAGTAGAAGTAAACAACCGCGTGAGTGTCATGCCTTCGGTTGTCTCTCTGAATACTTGTGATTCAACTCGTTCTACAGTTGCCATTATCTCCCTCCCGTTGGCGGATCGCCTACCCTTGGCGGTCTTTCGCCTATCCGCGTCTCGAATTCCCTCGCTTGCCGGACCCTCGCATTCTCAAGAGTAACAGCGGGCGTACTTGCAAGAGTACGCAAAAATTCACCAAGCTCTTTTATTTCGGACATCTGCCTCTTGTGGAACTGGCCAAACATATTCTTCATCGCCTGGTTAAATCCCTTGATGAGTATTTCTCCCATTTGTACTCCCAAGTTTAACAGGCTGTCCGAGTTTTCATTTATCCAAGTACCAATAGCCTTTGTTATCGTATTGAGAGCATTCTTGATAGCTACTGAGAAACCTTCCGCCTCCAAATCAGCAAGGAAGGTGTCGAATAAATCGCTGGCGGGCTTGAATGCGTCAACCAACCCATCCCCAAAAGCTCTTATCTTTTTCCGGTTCTTTTCGAGTATCTCCTCAAGCCGTCCAAACTTTTCATTTAATCCCACAATTGCTCTTCCGAATGGCGACAATAAAGGATCGCCCAACGATCTCCCTGTGGCAATAACCTGTTGCCCTAACCGTCTGGTTTGAAATCCGGCAGTAGCTGCCATTTTTATGAAGTTTTCCGTCATCAGCCCGGCAGATTGGGTACTAATAAAAGCCACATCTTCCTCTAACGCAGCAACATCGCTAAGTGCTCTCGCTAACGCCTTGAAACCTCTTATGCGTGGTACAATCTGGGCTAATTGTTCCGCAGTCGCCTCTTTTAATTTCTGGACGGCCCCAACCAATCCTATCGTTTTCAATGTTTCGGATGATAACTCTAACCCAAACTTTTTAGCAACTTTTTGTGCTTCGTCCGTTGGCTTTATAAAGGCAGTCATTAAAGCATTCAGGGATGTTACGGCCTCATTCATTTTGATATTACCGCGTGTTACAGTCGCTATAGTTCCAAGCAATTCATCAAAGCTCAGGCCGGCTGTACTCGCGGTCGCCGTAACTGTACCTAATGTTTGTGCCATCTCGTCGAAAGTAAAGACGCCTTTCTTGTAAGCACCAAAAAGCTTATCGCTCACGGATAATACATCAGAGACTTCCATCCCATATGCGTTCAAAATACCAACAAGCAACCGTGTTGTAGTTGCAACATCTGTAATACCAGCTACCGCTGTTTTGGAGGCTATGCCTAAAACATCCATTGCCTTAGCTGCTGGTATTTGGGCGGACAGAATATCAAATAGGCCACGGGATAATGTTTTAGTGCTTTGCCCGAATGCCTTACTCAAATCTTCGAGGTCTTGCGCGAAGCCTTCAAGCAAAGGCTCAGTCCTGTCGTCTAACATGGTGTTAATCATTTGCATCTGCTGTTGGAAATCCGCAGCCGCCTTAATACTTGCACCTATCGCGGCAACAACAGATACGGCAAGGATACGGCTAAGACGCATTAAGGAAGCACCGAGCCGGTTAATACCCGCACGGATAGCAACAAGAGCCCTTGCGCTTATCTGCATCATAGCTCTTGTGACAGCTATTCGAGCAGCAGCCAGACCTCTCCTGAGAGGGGCAAGGTTTGCCCTGATATTTACTACTGCTTCGCCTAATGTTCCCACTATACTTTCCTTATTGCCGGGTCACTCATCGCCATAGCTATAGCTTCTTTGCCACTAACTTTTGTCTCACCGGATTCCAATTCGCATATATTCCCTATCTCTTCCAACCAACCAAAGAACTGCTCGAACGTCATCGCGCGAATGTCTGTCTTTGATAACCCGCCCTTAAAAAACCGGATAAGCAGAGCCACTCCCGTGCTAAGACTCATTTCTTTGCCCGACGCTTGAGTGTTTTTTTTTCCTCTATCTGCGGGGTTATCGCTGCGGTGATTGCCACAACACTATCTACCGTAATCAATTCGCCGGTTCCTTCTAACGTAATACTGGTATCAAACCTTTTGAGAGCAAGCCACAGCAAATATGTCATCACAGTTACGTCATCCATGCTCTCTAAATCTTCTTCCGTGGGTGGCTTAATTACCTTGTCGAATACAGAATCAGGCACACCATCCGGGTATAATTCCTGTGCCGTTTCGATTACATTCTTTTTCCGTTCGGCGGCCTCCTTTAGATAATGCTCTTTCTTGTACGCCTGCAAGTCGGCCCAATTGCCAAGAGTCAGTTTGCCAAGCTTGCGTTTAACGCCACCTAATTCTATCTCGGTATAACCCTGAGATATAATCCCCAACTCGCCCATTTCTTCTCCTTATGTAGTTGCGATTGTTATAGCACTATCATATAGCGCCGTGTATGTATGTTCTAAGACGCCATCCTTGTTCACACTTGCAGACTGGCCCGTTATGGTTGCGGGACCACTATAAGCTCCACCTAAGATTGCGCCAAGCCGCCATAGTTGCAATGTCGCCTTGTCACCTATCGCTATTGCAACCCCGGCGCTATTCGAGAACCCGGAATCGTCCGCAAGATTCGTCCATGTTGCCGATGCTTTCTTGAATCCCGATAACCGCGTTCTGCCCAGATTTACCCCGGACATCGCCGTCGAATCAGCGGTAGTGACAGTCATACTACAACTCCATTCTTTAGGCTTGAACATTGCCGAAGTTGTAGTATCTATCCCCCATAGTACGCGGGCACTTTTCCCGTGAAAACCGGCGGTGGTTAAAGGCGTTGAGCCAGTCCCGCCCGCAGTGAGTCTCAACCCCTCTGCGTCGTTACCCTCAAAGGCGTAGGACAATTTACCAACATCGTCAACACTAACAGTCTCGGTGAGGCCCGTCATAATAGCGTTACCCTCAAGCTGGACCTCATCAGCTCCCTCACTAATATTCAACTGCCAAGCCGCATCGATACCAATTAACGCCACCGTATCCTGTGCGCTCGTCGCCAACCCTTCGGCAGTACCCGTAAAATCGGATAAGCCCGTTAGCTCGGTTGCCCACGAATTCGCTGCCGCCATTGTGGTTGTATCCGCAGTGTCAATAGAGGTTGTTACATCCCAACTTGTGAGCGAACTCAAGGCCGTACCGTCAACCTCAACCGCTCCCGATTTACCATGATATGGTCCAGCCATTTTAGCTCCAACTTATCCAAACTGTGTATAAAATAGTTGATTGCCATACTTTATCTACCACAATGATAGGGGCAATCCCATTTCTTTCATTTCTCAAATGCGAAAAGCCCGATACCGGCATTACGGCCTCATCGAACCAGTCTTCAATCTTTCTCACAATATCAGCCAACTCAACTCCACCATCCTCTGCCCTTGATATCGCCGCAAACTGTACGTCAAATTTCTCAATTCTTGCATCTGTGCCGCCCATCTGGTCATCGACCGACGATGCAACGATAGAATACACCGTATAAGGCTCCTGTGCGGCCTGTGGCGCCTGTTGCCAGAACATTCCGCCCGTATTAGCCGCCCGCAAGGTCGCCCCACCAGCGGCGTCGTAGAGCGTCTTAATGGCATCGGTTAATGCGGTTATCACCTGTTCGCCTCCTTGAAATTACGGAGGATACCGTTCTCGCTCTGCCTGAGAGCAGGCCTAAGCCATGGGCGGGCCTGCATCTTTACCGTCCCTACTTCAAGGTAGAAACCGTATTGAACATCTGTACCGGCCCCTGCTCTCTTTCTAATATGGTCAATATCAGACCCCACGAAGCCATTAATACTTGTTTCCTTCTTTTCTATCTTATGTGCCACCGATGATTTTAGTATGCCAATATCAATTGCGGGCGGTTCCCCGGGCGCAGAGGGGCGGTGAAATTTCCTGCTTTTACCCTTACCGCTTCTGCGTGACTTCTTTCCACTGGTCGCGCCTGTTCCCATAATCTTCTTCGCATTTTCCTCGACAAGAACCACCGATTTTTCCATCGCTACAACATTCGCCTCTGTTGCCCGCGTGAATATCTCTCTGCCGAACCATGCAAGCTCGCTCATATCTCTATCTCCTCAAGTTCGATTTGCAAGTTGACAGAACGATTGCCCACATTGTATGGCTTGCTCGTTACTTCATAAGTATTGGAGTTTATAATAATCCTGTCCAATGGAATAATACTCAACGCCGAACCCTGCGCCTGCATGTACAAAATATTTTCATCCCGAAAAGTTACCTTCCCGAATTCTGTTTGTTCGGAACCAACCCGCCTTCGTCTCTGATTGAACAGACACGGAGCGGAAGCTATTCTATCGGTGTAAGTATTTATAACACCCCCGGTAGCAGCCTGAGACGTACCGATCTTCTGCACTTGACAGGTTTGAGTTAGTAAGTTAGCAAGACTCAAAATGAACGCTTCCTCCAAACCTCTAATCTATTCTGAATCCCCGCAGGCATAGTAAGAGCGCCGCCACTTAACAATCTATACGAATAATCGCCTATTTTTTCTTGTTCGACAGCGGCGCTTTGTTTTCTTGCGTCGTAATATGCTTTGGTGAGATCAATGCAAATCTGTTCAAGGTCACCGGGCGTAGTCGCATACCCGGCAGTGTATCTTATGATTACATTCTGAACTCCCCTATAGTGACCGTGATGATCCTCTGCGTAATAACCGTAGTCGTTGCCGTAGTAATCGTGGTCATATCCTGTGCGATGACCGGACACGAATCCGGCCCCATAGCCGGACCAGTTTGTTATAATTCCCGTTTCATTGTCAATCACATAACCTGACTGGGGCATGTCCGGGACATCCAGACTTACCACAGTATGCAATACGTTCAACCCCGACACAGGAAGCAACTCTATCGGGTCCCACAAATCAAGTGTAGATGAAACAATAGTCGCAGACCATCCTGCGCCCAATGCGTCAATCGCCGCCCTTAATATGGTAATCGTTGCCGAATCGTCAAGCGTCAAAGAGTTAGTCCCTGCATTCGCCCCACCCTGCACAACAAGCGTCATCGTTGTATCGCTTATTTGGACATAAGCATTGTAGGCATCCGAAGATGTATTCTCCAGCCGCATCCCCTCCTGTCGTGAGGTTGAGAACAACTGCACACTGATAACGGGATATTCCTTTAACTGGATTTCATGGTGGCTGCCGTCCCTGATTTCCCGATAAGTAGTAGAAACAAAAGTCCTGTCGGCGAACTCCTGCATGGCACTTGTCGCCCTTGCTATCAGGGCAGTTATCAAGTCATCGTCTCCAGTCACTCCTGTGTATGCCTGAAAGTTCGCAACCGTCGTCAATGCCCCGGATGTAGCGGAAAACGTATCGGATGCCCCGAATACGATAAACGAGTCAGTGGTTTGTACCGCTACCGATGATATAGTAGCTTTCGACAAAACGTGATATGACTTGAACCGCTCGAACCCATTAGCTTCCGAACAAGTAATCTCAACCTGGTATAATCCGGTTGTACCAGCATCGTCAAGCTTTGCGTAATTACCTGAGAGTATGGCCGTGTTGGTTCCATCTTCATACACCGCATAGGTAGGCAGAGCGTCGGCATCAACAGCCGTCCCGGCGGTGGCAGTGACATTTAACGAACCATTGAACTCCTCATTTAAAATCGCTATATCAGGCCATGCCATTATTCAATCCTCGGAGCACCTGCCCCACCAATATCGTCTGCGGTTTTCGTTGTGTCTGCGTCCGCATTATCCAAAATCGTACTGAGGTTCTTTGCAAGCCTGCCACTGCTTGTCTCTGTGACACCGCTGCGGCTGATTTCCTCAAGGTTGATTGAGCGATCCGAAAGTGCAACCGTTCCATCCCAGACTCTTTGTGCGATAGGTGTTGCCGAAGAACTTACGCCAGCAATCTCATCGCTTAAATCTTCAAGCGTATCACCGTCGGCCCCGGTTCGAGCTACCAGGCTTGAGCCACTATCAGCCCTGCCTATCGGGAAGGCCGTTGACTCGTCATACTTCGCAGAGGTAATCCCATCATCAACAATCGATACCCCGTTCGTCACATCCGTCACAACTGCAACAGTTGTACCTGTCAGTCCTACCGTGGCGTCGGCACTTCCTATTTGTGCCCAGCTCATACCTGCATATCCACCGGCATTTATTATCAGGCTTGGGAAATTATTCGGTGCGGATACGGCAAGTAAAGCGCTATCCGTCCCTCTCTTAAATCTATTCTCAATCGAAAAACCCGCGAGGAAGGCAGTCACGGTGTTGCTATCAACCGCACCCTCATCAACGTGCAGGAAATAATCCGCGCCAGTAGCGTAAAACACATCTGTGGCAATAACGGTAGCAAGGTGAGAACCCACCTTGCCGTCATGGTCAATACTCATGGTCAAGCCAGTAGCGGTCTCGGTCCCGGTTGCATCGTCTTTATAAATGCGATACGTCCCGCCAACAATAGTAATAGCAGCACCGTCGGCATCATTCGTATTGAACGCCAGATGAATCGTACCATCTTCCGCTATGTCACCAAAATATTTCATTCTTCACTCTTTTGCAATATCGGTAATCAAAGTTTTCATAACAACGCTGCGTGTTTCTTTAACCTCAGTCTCCACCCTATCCAATTGCTTTGTCATAAGTTGTTGCGTTACCTCGATAGTCGTAAGCCGCCCTTGTAACTTATACGGGATCATCACTAAGGCAATAACAATGATAAGCCATTGCCCTGCTACGTTTAGTATAGCTAAGGTTTTTTTCATGTCTTAATCACTCCGCTTGCGTAGACGTTGATGTACGAACTTCCCGAAGAGGTAATGAAGATAGCTTCATTGACGAGTGCTTTAACGCCACGGATATACTGGCGGCCCACGTTCCCGTGCCGTAACTGCAACAGGATCGGCCCCGCCATCCTCGTGATCGTAGCCGTAGCCGAGGCGCGTGAATCTATGATCGCCGCCGCCGATTGATTTGCAGACAGGTATAACTCTTGCAAGATGAGTCTTTTGCCCGTTCCAGGTGCGGCCTCAAGCTCTTCACCGCCGCTGGCATCCGAACTGGTAGCATTTACCGCCCAGCCGTCCGGGTCCACTGCTAAACTTTGTGTTGAAATAGCCATTATGTTTTCCTTTGCTCGCCAAGAACTTCTTCAATTTCTTCAATAATCATCGTATCATTCATATCCATCGGCTGCCATTCACCGCACGCGGGTTTGCCGGGGCACGGTGCATAACTAACCTTATTCGTCTTCGTCACGTCCGTTACAGGATCATGCAATACCGGCGATGGCGGCAATCTCGTACACCGGGATAAACCTTCTTCTTCCCATTGCCAAAAACAATTAAAACAATTTCTATCTGCGTCCTGTGTCATAAGTCTGTATGCTCATACCAATCGAACAAAACATTCGCTAAATTCGACGCACTAACTACTACATTATTAATGCGAAAATGGTATTTTGTGTTTTGTTTCAACATTATTTCATTTGTATCTCTCACCTCTCCGCCAAAGTTCCTGCCTGAGCCTAATCGCGCCGTGGCTATTACGGTTCCCCCCGTTACGCCCACAGGCGTATGCGTCACAACTACAGTTGCGCTATCGGTTGCATTCCTGTTCCTGTTCCTTGGCGTAATTGGGGTTCCGTCACTTCCGGTCGATACGCCTTCGGTGAGAATATATTCTGTTTCCAATTCGTTCAGCACAGAAATGACGGTGTGTGCCCATCGCACCGTATTCGGCGTGGCTATAATATATTGTCTTGCGCTGGAACTGGGAATGTCCATATGCTCCCGGACGAAATAATGATCCCCGCAATGGATTTCATGGTGGGCATAGTCTATCGTCAGCAGTGCTCTCGTTGTGCCGTCGGACGGTATCTCATTCTTTCCGTCGTACAACTGTACGTGCAACACCTCAATACCATTCTCGGCTGTTTTCACGTAACGTATCTCACTTCCACGCCATAAGTAATAGTCCCGGTATTCGCCCAGATAATATCAATCGCATCGCCCGCCTTGAACCTTATCTCTTCTGTACCGATAGCTCTCAAGTCCTGTACTCCATTCATGTCGTGTCTGTACAACAGATTGTCATAGCTGGGGCCATTAACTGAATCTAACCTCATTGTAAAATCTTCGACCGTTGCCGAAGCCGAATTCAATGTTAATCTCATCTCGTCGAAATGCGCAGGGCAATCGAACGCCACCGTATGGCGCGCCGATGTAACCCCTGCGAATTTCGCCGAGTTCAAACCCATTACCTGCGCCCGAGTTGAACACATTTAACATAGTCAACATGAAGTACCGGAACGCCTGTCCCGCCGCTTTGACATACCAGGGATGGTTTCAATTCCATCACCGACACATTAGCATTGACACCGCCGGCGGCCTGTTTCACGTCATTGATGTACTGATTAACCACCATCGTGCTTGACGTTGCGTTCTCTACCTTGAAGCCTAACCTGATAGCCGTACCGACTACCAGCGTCGAAGCTGCTTCTGTATTACCCGTCCCGGCGTTTTCCGTTGTGAACAAAAGCACTCCATCGTCAGTTACCGATTGCCAGCCAATATGATCGGTAGAGGTATTAGCCGAACCACTCAGGATACTCGTATCGTTATTGGAGAGCCCAACGAACACTTCTGCGACCAGCGTAACAAGCAACCTGATCCGTGCCTCGAACCATATCGGCTTGTCCACCGCAGGGAAGAATATTTCATGGTTCTTCTGCACCTGCATCCCCCGCGCGGCAGTTTCGGCAGAGATCAAATTGAGCCATCCGCCCGCACTATCCGGGATAGTCACAGAGCCGGATGTTGCAGCATTCCCTGTCCAGCCGGTCATCGTAGTGCTTGTTGGTGTTGCTGTTCTCCAGTTGGTGAAGTCTTCATAGAAGATATACCCCAAACTGGGATCGGCCCTGATAGCCTCAAGCGGGCAATCCGCCCACAACCCTACCGCGAAAGCTGGGTTAAGTCCCTCTTGATACGGGTTCTGAATATTCTTAACGTATTTTCGTCTTGTCATTCCTGCTGCCATTTTGTACTCCTTTCGAGTAGCCTGTTTTCAGGGAAAATGTTATTCTATAGTTGTTCTCAAATCGTCGCCGCCCCACTTTGCCCCGGTTAAGAGAATACCGCAACTGGATATAACCGGGTGATTAACGGATTCGGTAGCCAATAGCCGGACATATTTATCAGTTCCCGACAATTCGGAATCATCGACTTCAATCAGATACATATTTGAACCACCGACTGTAGTTGTGAATCCTGAGCTTGTCGCGTTCGTTGTATCGCCTTCGGTATCGTAGGTAGTCATTTGTTTGTACCGGAACGCGATTGCGGTTTTGGTATCGGGTGTCACGTTGTCACAACTCTGGACTGTAATCACCGCCGCCCCGGATGCGCCTACGCCTTCATGCAGGAGAAAATTGGCGTGTTTGTAATCTGCAAGACTCACAACATCAGTCGCCAGAGATGTAGCCCATGCGTCAGCTATCGGATCCCAACCACTTGTAAATTTACAGTTCTGTAAAAGCCTGTCACTCATTTTGTACTCCCTTCGAGTAGTCTCATTTGAGAGAAAATGTTATTCTAATGTAGTCCTTAGATCGTCACCGGAAAACCTTGGACCAGTCAAAACACACCAAACACCGGCATCGACAGCGGTTCCGTCGCCTACGGTTAATTGAAGACGAACATACTGATCGGTTCCGCTCAACTCACTATCGTCAACCTCAACAACATACTGCTTATTTGAGCCAGCCGTTGTCAGAACCCCGCCGACTCCGGCTGCCGTTGTGTCGCCTTCAAGGTCGGTTCCTGTCGCCACTATCTTATACCGGAACGCTATGGGTGTTGCTGTTGTTGGGTCCGTATTGTCGCAACTCTCGACTGTGATAGTCGCCGTACCCGCCGCACCTACACCGATATACAAGCAAAACGTACAGTGCTTATAATCCCGCATACTGATAATATCGGTTGCGGGTGAACCGGAATACCTGTCGGCGTCGGGACCCAGTGCGGGAACAAACTTTGCATTTTGTAAGAGTCTGTCATTACTCATTTTGTACTCCTTTCGAGTAGTCCTGCCTCCAGCCGGGGCCGAAGCCCCGACCTTGGAGGAGGAGAAAATATTACGTAATAGCCGTTCGCATACTGTCCGCTGAAAAGCTCGATCCCGACAGGATACATAGAACACCCGCCAGAACCGCCGCGTCAGCAAGCTCGGTCAACTTCAGCCGCACATACTTGTCTGTGCCCGATAGCATATCGTCATCAATCTCGATGAGGTACACACCATTAGAGCCTACGGTGGTTCCGAAGCCCGAAGTTGTTGCGGCAGTGATTTCGCCTTCGATATCGGTAGTCGCAATCTCTTTGTATCGAAACGCAACCGCCGTCGGCGTCGTCGGGGTTGTGTTGTCACAACTCTCAACCGTAACCGTAGCCGTGCCAGTCGTACCCACACCTTCATAAAGGATAAAGGTGCAATGCTTGTAATCCTGCATATTGACTACATCGGTACTATTCGGCCCGCCCTCATACGCTTCCGCGACAGGAGGCAGCACGTTAATGACTTTCATGTTTTGCATGATTCTGTCACTACTCATAGCAGCCTCCTTTCTATTCTCTGACAGCCAGAGTAACGTATGGGCTGATAGTTGCGCCGGCTGCGGCATGTTTGCGGGTCATCGCCGTTTTCCACCACGGTTTGCCGTCAGCTCTGTAGATGAATCGCAGTGCAGTCTGATCGGTCGTAAACTTAACGTGTATGCTTGAGGCAGATTTGATTGTGTCGGCGCCTGCCTTTGTAGCGGTGAGGTATGCGTCCATGTTGGTGAGGATAATATCGCCAACAGTACCGAGCGTTTGACAGTGATCGCTTTCGATAATCGGAGCGCCGAAAATCTGCTCAGGAAGTTTTGTGGTTGCGTTGACCACAACAACCGGAGCACCGCCCGTACCAACGACTTGAGAGAACTGCATGACCTGCTCCGTCACATCACGGTTCATCAACCATATCGCCGTACCTCTGTCATTAATTCTCGCCCACATCTTGAGCGCGTTCTTGAGGTTGAATGTCTTTGCCGCCTGATCCGCTTCAATCGCTACCGATATGACAGCAGGGGAATTAAGGATACCCAGCGGAGTACCCGCACCCGTACCGTTAATGATTTCTTCATCGAAATGCCTGGCGATTGCTGTAGCAGCGAGAGTGTTAATCATCACCTCAATAGCCTGCGGCGAATCGTCCATCAACTCGGAAGTCACATACATCAAAGCAGCCAGTTTGTTCAACTCAAGCCGGACCTGATCGAAATTGGGCTGGCTCGGCGTAATAGCTTCGCCTTCGGCAACCCAATACGTGATAACGCCACCGGCCCAGCTTGTGCTCTCGTCGTAATGATTCAGTGCCGGAAGTTTAATCATCCGGTTGATCGGAATTTGAGTGGTGCGCGGAGCAAGTTGCGCCTTCTTATCGACTGCGGCTAACAGTTGCAGCGAGAACTCTTCGGGTACAAGGAACCCACCCTCGGAGTCGATCAGTGTGTTAGCGCCCGAAGGGGCTTTGCCAAGATACGCCTTGAAGTCCTCGGTCTCTTCACCGCACCCTTTACGCATAACGTCACGATAGAACCGGCCCGCCGTTTTGTATACCGGCTTGTCGGCTTCGTCCTCGACCATTGCGAGGGAAGGAATCTTGTTTTCCTTGATTAGTTTTTCCACGATAGCATCAACAGCTTTTGTAGTCGCGGCCTCAAGTGCCTCAACAGGAATCAGGGGAACAAACTTTTCAGCAATCCCCTCATCAATCAAGCTCTTGGCCCCGGCCTCATCCGCCGTAACGGTATCGCCCTTTTTGTAATCTCCGTAATCCTGGAGAAGTTTCAGTTCAACTTTCATAATAAAGTCCCGTTAAAATAATATTACACTTCAACCGACTACAATCTCCAGCCTGACAGCCCCAGCTTTCGCCTGCTGTCTCCAGCCTGATTGCCCCATCAGTACATAACGCCTTTTACTAATTTGATTTTCTCGTCTACCAGTTTCTCTATTGTTACCGGGGTAAACCCTTTAATCTCTACTGTTGACTTGACCCTAACGGTAGATGTAGATGGTTGCAGGTTCACCAATTCAGCAAGCTCAATCTCCGTCTCGTCCATTTCTTCTTCCTGCTCAAACTGTTCAAGCAGATCATCCGATAATTCGATATCATGCTGCTTTACCGCAGTCGCCAAAGCTTCGGGGTTGGCGGGTACAGCAACGGCTGAGAATTCCAGAAGTTCCCATTCGATGAATATCCGCCGCACACCTGCGAACTCTGGGTTCTTCTTTATATCAGCAGGTGTAGGGACGCGATGTGCTATAGGATCGAACCCCACAGAGAACGCTTTCAGAAAACCACCTTTGAATAATTGCCATATCTCTTCAGCCCTCTCGGTGATCGCGAATTGCACTTTAGCGGTAATCTTCTTTGTGCCCTTCTTAATCCACAGGGCTTTACCGATAGGTGGTTCCCAGTTGTCATGACTCCATAGAACAACAGGGTTTGCCTGAAACCTGTCTATCTTCGCGCCACGCGGCAACAAAACCTCGTTGTCCCTGTCAACAGCCCCCGTCGATATAACAGCCGTCACCGACCGCTCATCAACATCTATGCTCTTGACTTGCGCGGCTTTGAAGGTTTTTGTCTCTTTTTGTTCTTTTGGCATACCGTCACCTTATTGTTATATTGCTTTTTCATGTTAATCCCGCTATTGAACATCTGCATTGTGGATGTAAGGGCGGGTGTTCTATCGGTTCAAAATTGAAACTGAGGGTTCCGCCCTGATCACCTTCAAACTCCGTACCCTGATCGAAGAAATTAAAGCCCAATGTCTGTATCCGACCGTCCATTGGCCCGCACCATTCGCAAACCCTTTCATCGGCGGCGGTAATCCATTCGACCTCTTTGACTACTCCGCTTTGCTTGTATGCTTCGATTGCACCCTGATTAAAAGCCCAGATTGTTTCGGTTCGGGCAATCAGTAAAGCTCTTTTCCTGCCAATATCCTGCGCAGAGAATACAGCCCGGATTCTCCTTTGTATCGGCTCCGCCCCTTCACCCGCAAGGATACCATCCGCGACTGCCTGCCTCACTATCTTCTGGGTAGTCCGGTTGATTTGCCGGATTGCGCCCGTTCGCTTTTCCACTATCCCCAAAGCCGCACCGTCATTGAACGATGCAGTTGTATCGATAGTCTCAATTGCCCTTTGGCCTGCTTGCAAGAAAGTCGCCCGCACGAACGGCAAGAACACATTCTTTAACCGCTCATCCCACAGGTCCATTTTGAACCAGCCGGGAACAAGATCGTCGGCACTTGCCTTTGCCCTCTTGAATTCCGCCTTGGCAGCCTGCGCGCTCACATCCTCACCCATCCGCTCAAAGTAACTAACCAAAGCTGCAACGAATTCGGTCGGTATGAAATTAGCGGAGGGCGTTTCCAGTGCCGGGAACTTTGCCTTTGCATGAGCACAACATATCGCCTTGTCTGTTTCATTCGGTCCAGGTGCTACTATCTCAGGCGGTTCCGGCGGGGCGTCACCCCACGCAACAGGGTCTTTGCCGTCTATTTCCCGCTCCTCGTTTATACTGGCATACTTGGTTTCGATGTGGGTCTTCTGTTCCTGTAGCCGGAATTCTTTATCTTCCGGCACAGGGTTGTCGTAGGCAAAGAAAAGGTTCTCATCGAATTCAGGGGCAAGGTCCTGATTCATGGTCTCTTCGTTCATTGTCAGCCGGGGGAGGATTGTTCTCCTCATGTAACCCCGTTCGGCTACGTCAGCATTGGCTCTGCTCACGCCCTCATCCTGCAAGAAACTCATGGGGACGCCGAAGATACCGGCCAACTCCTTCAAGCTCCAATCCCTGCCCTTGAGAAACGCCATTTCTTTCGGGGATAGGGAGAACGGCTTGAACTCTGCCCCGCCCGTAGCAATTGCAAACTTACCCGCATTGCTCGGTTTCTGGAATCTCCTGAAATCATGGCGTACACGCTTCTTCTCGTCTTCATTGATAACTACGTCTTTGGGATAAGTTAATACTGTATCGGGGTTGCCGCCCTTCCTGAACATCGCCGTTTCATACGTGTTCATCGACATATACAAATCAGCCGCAACAACAGCCGCCTCAAGCGGGCCCACACCTAAGAATGGCTGGTTGATCGAAGGGTATCGGAAATGAACCATATCCTTGACAGGGATTTTGATCTTCTCACTGCTCCTGCCATACTCGTAATGGGAGATAAACTTCTTCTTATCCGCCCTGGCCCATACAAACTGAGGCTGGAGCGGCCATAACTCATTTACAGCCAACCCATTACGGCATTTCAACCAATAGGCGTTACCCGTAGCGTCTTTGGCGCTTGCGGTGAGGTAGAACAGGTCGAATCGGTTCTGGATACCGTTTACGCGGTTAATTAAGTCGATAAGGGGGTGCTCAAGCACCTCTTCCACGTCCGCAGCCGGGGTAGTGAATTTCAGGAGGTTGCTCTTGTGGAGTAGATACTGTTTGCGGTGATGGGGTACGGATCGTGTGCGAAACCGGCTTTTTGACGTGTTTGTGGGCTTTGCGACGAATAACCGCAGCGTGGATTGGGCTACGGCCTTGGCGTTCGTATCGATCATGGCATATACCCATGACGTATTACGCCTGACAAGGGCCTTCATAGAGATATCAGGTCTGTAGGGCTGGCCGTCACCAAACGTAGTGACTGCACCCTCAGCGGCTATTGTACGACTTTTGCCGAACCATCTGGTCCAAAACATAGGAGCCCCTATATTGGAGCCGCATCCACTTTAACTTAAAGTAGCGGCCCCTCCATAGAGGGTTATAACTTATAACCTAAAGCTTCCAGTTAATGTCGCAATCCCTTATCTCGTCGTAACTTACAAACTTCGGGGCGGTTATATGTGTAGCTAACATGCACCCCACCTTTGATAGATGTTTACTGATCGCGGGTTGGCTTATGCCCATAAATGCCGCCGCCGACGCTTGTGTCAATCCCTGCATCTGGACGAGCCTGTATGCTTCAAGTTGTGATTTGGTTGGGTTCATATGCGTCTGTATGTCCAGTCTTTTGAATTCCTCGGGTTACCTATCCATTCAACCGTTAGAGCCTTGAAATGCCATTTCGCCATTTCGCCACAATACTTGAATTCATGCTCTAACTGTACGATAGCGACTCTTGCCGAATCATCTTCTGTGACTACGGTATCTGTCCATTCTTTGCCAACGGCTTCGTCGAAAGTATATTTGATTTTCCAAATGTTCATAACTTGGCCATCAACCGTTCCAGAATAACATTCTTCAATTCCTCATCAGATATATTCGTAATAAGGTCACCCAAGCGCTTATCCAACATTTTAATAACAGCGGAACCCTCCCCCATGCCCTCCGTGCCATAGCACAGGTATGTATTTATTTGATCTATTACCGCATACGCCACCTTGTCAATATCTATCTTGTCCGCGAGCGCGCGTGCAATTTCGGCCATTATTCCATCCTTAACCTGTTGTTCAAACTTAACTTGCCAATCTGGTACTGATATCGTAACGTCCATATTATTTCATCTCCTTATTCACTATTTGAATCCCGTATCCTTTTCAATACTTCACTAAAAGGCATATCAATGTAACGACCATGCGCAAAACCTTCAAAATAAATGCAAGTTTGCTGGTCGTGTGTTTCAGATATACAAGTCACGGCGTCGGGGCGAAACGCAAGTTGCCGATGCCTGTTGCCCCAGTCCGTATCCTTAAACTCAGTATGAATAAACTCTTTGCTCATTTCGCCCCCTTCTTCGGCCTGCCTAATTGTGGTAATATCTCTTTCGATAGTTCGTCAAAGGGCATGTTGACATGAACTCCTGTCTGCCCTACAATACCTACCCACACTCCTTCTCCGCCAATGTGGACAATGCAACCATCTTTCGATTCCACAACAGCACTTATAGCCTTTTTCCGAATCAACACCCTATCGTCGCCCGTTTGGGCTGTTTGCGTTGTTTCGATCCAATCTTTCATTTGTCACCCCTTCGTCCGTATCATTTCATATTTAGGATTTCTGTCGAGTGCCCACACGAGCGACATATTGCCAAGATATCTCCCCAAGTCCTCTAAGCATTCTGTACATATCGTGTGATCAGTCTCTATGTCAAACTCATTGACTGGCCCTCCGTACGCCTTTATCCGCATCCTGCCGCTCGATGGAATCTGCTTTACCAACCTGCATATATGACAACACTTGTCCTTTGCCACGTTACTTTCTCCTTTAATGAATATTGATTAACTCTAAAAACATATCCTTTTCTTCGGGCACGTTACGTGCCTCAATCTCCAACTTGACCCGCCTCAGGATAAAGTAACATCTGCCGCAAACATGGCCATGTTCGCCGTTCCATACAAGTATTTCAGCTTTGCCGCAGACTTCGCAAGGGTTATTGGGCCCCCCTATATTCCTGCCGTTCGCCCTAAATGCTCTCTTTGCTCTGCAAATAGATTCAGTTATAGCTTTTGGCGTAACACCTTCCCGCTCTGCCAAATCCATGACACGAATACCTTGCACCCTTAATTTGTATCGCCTTGCGATAGTCTCGGAGCAGTCACGCTTCAGGATTTCAGCCATCCATGGTTCCCAAACAACTAGCATTTCTGGAACCTCATAGTTTTCTTATCGAAGCCATGCTCTTTGCCGGACTCGTCTTTGCCTATCACCAACTGCTCACCTACCCACAGGAGAGTCATCTGATGACCGACTACTGCCTCAAATTTATCGCCCGGCCCTATTTCATTTTCGGGCTGGATCGGAGTCGGTGAAGGGATCGGTGCAAGGGCGGGCGGCGGAGCGTCTACGCAGTCTTTACACCAATGAGTCGCATCCACTGATTCGGCTTTCTTGTTACACCACACCGCCTTCTGTGTCTTGTCGCCCCGCATATGTTCGCAGTTCTTGCACATAGCAGGCCTTACTATCTCGACCGGCTTGGTTTTGAGTATCCGATGCTTGGAGCATTCTTTGTACTTGGGGCAATAGGCATTCGCATTAACAAACCGCTGAACCTCAGTGCAATAAGTCGAAAGTCTGTCTTGTGGTGCGTTCCAGTTCTCGCAATCCTGACACTTACCGGGGGCATCCGTGGCCTTGAGGATGTCTGCTGGTTTCGTGGCCTTGGCATTTTCAATTATCTTAGCCCCCACCCTGTCTTTGAAATTAGGGCATGTTTCATTTGCCGACATCATAATCCATTTCTTGTTATTGTCGCCCGCCTCTATACACATCCCGGTTTTGTCGGCATCATACAAAGATGCAAGTCCTTTGAATGAGACGAAATGGTGACAGTCCCTGCACTTATCAATCTTTAACATTTCCTACTCCTTACAATTCCATTCTCTAATTGACCGCCGCCGATATTCATGGCAGCTTCTATTTCGCCAAAGGCAACATCGCCGTTCACATACGCTACCCATTCGCTTTCACCTTCCAGCTTTTCCATGCACAGGTGAGGCCATGCAACTACAGAATTGAGCCGGGGCCATAACTGCTTCGGCGCGACAATAGCCAAATCGTCAATAATCCACGGCTTCGGCGGGCGCGTGAGCTTTATTGTCATTAGATTCCTGGTATAGCTCTGTTTGTTCTTGCGCTCCCTCGTCGATATCCTGTCCCCGCCACCCACCTCAGCCCAAAACTCACCTGTCACTTTTGGAACATGCAGGAAATCAGTGAAGAAGCACATCCTGCGGGTCAAGTCCCAATCGATCAATACCGTAATATCTTCGTTGTAGAGCCCTGTCTTTGCTAAAAGACTCTTGCGGTGCATAAACGATACATGCAGTACATGATTGAATTGCAGCATCACCATCCGATCAAAATCCCGGCTTATTTCTACATTCTTAGCCATCGGTTCCATTTGGCCGTCGATCATCTTGTAATGGACTTTGTACAAATCGGAGTATACCACATCCATATCGGTATTGTCCAAAGCATGTACTAATGTGCTGATATGGTGAGGGTAGAATAAATCGTCATCGCCGAGATAACAGATATACTCACCCTGCGCTATTTCGAGGGCCCGATTGAATGAATAAGGCAAACCGAGATTCTGGTTCCTGTCAATAAAGATTAGCCTGTCATCCGGGATCGGGACAACGGGGCAGCCGCCGTCCCTTGTCAGAATCACCTCAAAGTCCTCGAACTCCTGCGCATAGATACTCCGCAGTGCCCGGTTGACGAGTTCGGGCCGGTTATAGGTTGATATCAGAATCGTTACCTTCAATTATTGTCCTTGCCCATTTATAGAAACAAATTGCTATCTTATGGAAACCAGCCCTTGCCCACGCCCTCGCCTCGACTAACAGAGTCGCGGGTGTCGGCATAATCTGATTTACCCTGTGTATCCACTGCAGACACCTGGCTACATCACCGCACCGCAGGAACGCATTGGCGGCCCGTGTGTGCATCCAGTTGTCATTCCGGTACGTGTACGCCATCCACAGGAAACACCGCCCAGCGAACGCACAGGAGCCCTCCCTGTCCATTCCGTTAAAGGTGTGGTGCAGGGTGTCGAACGGGAACGGGTAATCATGTATTGTCGGTTTTCGGAGTATCATCTGCTTTGCTTGTTATCCATCCATTCCGTACAGGTGGCGTGAAACCTCTTTCGTCCTCTAACCAGTTCAGGCAATCCTCAAGTGCTGCTGGGGCAACTTTCAGTCTTGCTTCGGCCTCCAACATGACGTAATACATCTTCTCTAACATAGCTTTCGGGGTGGTATACAGCACTGGTTCCATTTCTTCTTTCTCCTTAATTCACGTGCTCTGTTTTTGCGTATCCGCTCTGTCCATTTACTTTTGCGCAATCGTTTCGGCAGGCATTTCTCGTTAATCATGTATGCCTCCGTCTAAATCCCGGAAATAATCAAGTTCCGGCTCTTTTGGTTCTGCGGGGTCGGTGGATTTATCTTCACCCATAGCCTCGCATCTCATATTCCGAAATCTATCCAGTTCCTCCTGACATACTGCACGCAATCTATGCGAAGCCCGAAGACAGAAACATTGCGACAGAATCAGCCCGATTGCTATACCTAACGACACCAGGGCAACAACCCCGCACGTAATCCCAATAATCTCTCTCATTCTATTTCTCCTTTACTTCAAAATCCTTACAAGTATCATCTGCCCATTTCTGGGGCCAACCCTGGACTTTGCCAAGGCACTTACCCCACCAACTCAATCCATCGGGCGACCTGAAAGACTGTTTCCACCATTTACAATTAGAGCAGATTGGCTTTATGTCAGTCATCCCGCTCAAACTCCGCACAACAATGCCCAACTTTAACAACTAACATACTCGCCCCGACGCCGCCTTTGACGATAATCATAGACGATTTGAACGGATTATTGGGAGTCCCGCCATGCCAATTGTCAGCATCGGCAACATTAAGGCAATTAACATAAGCGGGCAATCCGCCCGATATCTTCCCCTTGTGGCGACACACACCGCATCGGCTGCGCCTTTTCAATGTTACTGGGTATGTTTTAGGAAAATCGCCCACGTCGGCGAAATCCTTTGCGTTCACATCACAGTTTGAACACAGCCACGTATCTAAAACTTCCCGCAACTCATTAAACGTAATACCGAGACATTCCCCGCAGCACGGGCAATACAAAATACAATCTTCGTCTTTAGTCATCCCATTGCGTCCAAACTTCTTCATCATTAGCCATTACATATTCCGGCTTGTTCATTTCGGCCTTACGCTCCGCCTTCGGGTCCTCGATCTCGAATGTCACGCTTGCCTGTGTCATGCCCTTTAAGTTTACAAGGCTATACCTCACAGCATCCAGTAAGTGATTGAAAGCGTCTACCGGCTTGTTCAACAGCTTGCCCTCTTTGTCCTCAGCCCACTTATACGCTCTCAGTTCGCGGAGCAGATTGATAGAGGATGAATGGATGTGGAGGTTGAACTGCTGAACTCGTTGGATTCCATGGACGATACTGTCTGGCCCTTTGGTGCAGGGTACAACCAGCATTCCACACTGCTGCAATTCGGTGATACTCTTGGGCTCGGCGCAATCGGCGACGGTGTATGATTGAGTAGTGATATATGGTTTGAGACGAGCGTTGATTTCGTCATTAGTAAGTCCTTTTTCGTAGAGGAGTTCCCGGATATACACTTCGTTACGAATGAAACCCAATTCAGCACAAGCAGTAGGGCTGTTGCTATAGCCAAAGTCAAGGCCATACCCATGACAATCAAACCTGTCCTCAGGCCATTCGTCAGTTTCTTCATAATTCTCATATACTAATCCTTTTAATACACCCCATTGACCGAGACAGTATACTTTGTAAAAGTTGTCATCTTTGTACTTATACCCTTCAAGCACAGATGCGTCTACCGGGTCCATGAATTTATTGTCTTTATATACTGAATGATGCAGGGTTGCGAATCTGTCCGGGGTGTCGCCGTCAATATCCCGTATCCTTATCCGCCGCATATGATTGGGCCAGTTGTCTGGCGTCACCTCATCCACATTCACCTTGTCGTCGATACACTTGAAGAATTCATCATTGATCCACGACTCAATAGATACTGGGTTGAATGAGAGGATGATCTGCTTGTAATAGGGTGTCTGGCCTCTCAGCCTGTTATCAAGTTGCCAGAAGTCCTCAAAATTCAACTCCGTGGCCTCTTCGCACCATATCCCTGTTATGCCCTCAATGGATTTGATTTTCTCGTGATCGTCCATGCCTGAGAAAATGAAGTGGTTACCCCATTTGTCGGTAATAGTCATGGGCTTCTTAGTTTTGGAGGCCAGTGGCGGTTTCAGCCCGAATTCATCACAGGTACTCCACATCAAGTCGAACGCGGACTTCTCTACCGCTGGCTGGGTTTTGCGGACAACCAGCCATTTATGCTTCCTGCCTTCACTTGCCGCCTTGACGGTGCGTACAGCCAACTTCTTAGCTGCGAACCTGGACTTACCACTATCACCCCCACCCCACAGGACAAGATACCTGTCCCTGTTCCCGTACAGCGGGTAGAATATGTCGTTGGTTACTTGTTGCAGGTTGGATAGGTCAAACTTCATCCTCAATGCGTCCTTCTTGGCAGTATCGCATTAACCTCTTGCCGCAGCATCCATTTCGGCCTATAACATGGTAATGGATGCTCCTCGCTCAATGTATATCGAATAAACCACGTATTACTACACGCTTTCAATAACCCTTGCGAAGTATGCGTACCTAACTCATCCATAATCAAAGGCTCTCGGTCTTTCAACATAATCATTGTGTTTTTACGAGACGCCCCAACATCCAAAATAGCAAACTGGTATATCCCTTCGCGGTGCATGAAGTTACGACGGTTCATGTTCATCTACGCCCACCAATCCACCATTAACCATAGGGCTAAGAACTGCGATATCAACCATTTTGGCGGGCTGTTCTATTTTCATTGTTACACCCCCAGTCATTATCATGCACTTGTTATCTGGGAAGTGCTGTCTAACCGACCACCTCATTGAATCCACTTCGGGTGCGTTTAGTTCTTCCGGGCTTTCAATCACTATCACAGCATCCGGTGACAAGTCATGCGGTACGATAAAACCTGTTAGTCTTAGTTCCATTATTTCTCCTTATCTTGCACAATCACCGTACTTAGGTACGCGCCTATGGTGTCAGTGTGGTATAGCATCAAGTCAAACACATTCTTCGTGATAGTCTCTTGCAGGCATAAAATCTTGAGCCCTTGCCTCAATGCTTTCAATCCAGCCTTCGCCTCTTTGTTGCTCGTTGTCTCATTCAATCTTATTCTCCTTAGTCAATATCTCTCCATTCTCTATCGAACGTCCTGAATCCTTCATCGGCAAGCGTTGTTATATCGATCTCTCCGGCTGGAGGCTTGACGGGTGGCATCGGAGGCACCCACTCTTTAGGGATATGAGGCAACCCCCTTCGGCATGACCCCCATGCTGTCTTGAATAGGAAGGATACAACCAGAACAACCATCAAAAGCGCCAGCCCGCCTAATACCAGCCATTGACAATTAGCTTCTATCCAATCAATCATACAGACTCCTTAATCTTATCGCAGAACAACTTCCGTCCCTGCGCTTTCGTGATTATCCCTTCAACCATCCAGATAGCAATCGTAGCTAATTCCTCGGCTGTTATTAGCTCATGGGCAGGCAGGCCGTACTTCTTTGCCAGCATCCTGCCCTCGTTATTGAGCAGCTTGGCTATTTGGTTGGCGTATCTGTTTACCAATTTTCCCCTATGCTCACAATGACTGACGCTATCACCGCCACCACCCATATAGCGACAAGGAACAAGGCCCCATACACTATCAATGCTGCTATCATATCTGTCATAATACCAACCCTTTCGGCAACTCAAGTACAATTACCACATTCGGGGCGTGATCGCCTAAGGCTTCATTCTCGATCGCTACCCCATCCTTGACCATATCTTTAGCCAGCCTGATATCTATTTCCTTCTTTGTAGCGTTGGCGATTCGCTTCTGTCCTTTTTCCCACATTTCCCTCCCGGCCTTGGCATGTTGGACCTTATGTGATATGTCAGCCTTTTCAATCTTCTTTAGCGACTGGTCCCGTACCCGCTTGATTCTTTTGATCCAGTTTCTTTCGTCCCGGTATTTCTTGACAGTTTTAGCAGAAACATTGCACTTTTTTACGACATTGTTTACCGTTGGCTTTGTTATCCATACTTGATACAGTTCTTCTATTTCATCTTCGGATAGTTTTTGTCCCATATTACTCCACAAGCCACGCTGCAATTAAGAAAAATCCCATAAGCGCCAACACTACACCTATTGCGTATAGGAGTATGGTTCGGCAAAATTTATCATACTCATCCATCGTGATTCATTCCGGTATCTGTACGTGTAGTTCGGCCAGCAATGCCTCCGCTTGGTCCAATCGTGCCTGCAACCTATCACGATCTATCATCGCTTCATTATATAACATGTCGCAATCTGAGCCATCACATGGAAGTCTATACTTCCATTCGTAACAGGGACAGGTTGACTCATGTTCGCCAAATTCATCATAACTGCAATCACAATTTTTCATTTCTTATCTCTCATCCTTCCAACGCCTTCTGTAATATCTTCCCCTCGTCAGTCCCGATTATAACAGCCAGACATAACATCATTGCCTTGCGGAGTCGCTTTATCTCCTTTACCAGTTCCGGGGTGCGGTGTATTGCTGTTAACTGGCTTGCAGGGTCACGGCTTATTAGTGTTTGCCTGTACTGTTTTAGTATTTCATCAACTTCTTCGATTTTCATTTTATGAAGCCCCCCATTGTACGATGAATATATCTTGTTTCCGTCCCTTTTATCAGCCTGTTCGCTGTCTTGTAAGGGATTCCGTCTACTATAATATCCTTGATTAGAACATGCCCCCTCTTGTCGAATATGACTGTTGCCGGCTTGTATTCGTCAGAGATTTGCAGTCTTTCGTGTTTTCTGGGCAAGATCGAGAATGTGATTTTGTCCGGTTCGTTATTCTCTCTCACAATGATGGCATTGCCTTGGGCGATTAACAGGGCTGCGTAGGTTTGATGCCTTTGTGCTGTTGCCCTCGTGCGTTGTACTACTATGGACATATTGTCTATTGTTTCCGCCCTATCCCGGAACATTTTAACGGAAGGGACTGAAATGGCTAAGAGGATGCACATGATTGCCATAACGACAATAAGCTCACATAGCGTATATGCCTTACTCATACCCATATTATAACCCACCTGAAAGAAATGTCAAATCTTTTATAAAAATAGTGCTGCCGGGTGATAAATATTAAGAAACGCATCTATAGTCTGCTCCACCGTTTTCCCTGCCCATCCTGTTTCCCAATGGTTTCGAGTCCACGTTTTGACAACCTTGGCATTGGCGGCATCTATATCACATTGAACAGGTTGATTGTGGCTTGCATGTATAAGAATAGCCGGTATAGGTATCGTCCATAGATTAGAGACAAGTCTTGTGTAAAATAAAAACTGGCCGGTATCAATTTCTTTGTCGCCGTACTTGTACTCGACAAAAATAAAACATTTATTCGCAAACTCAACCGCACAATCTACATCTGTTGGGGTAATCTTTCCCCATCGCAGGCCCCGCATATCTATTATTTGTTGTGCCCGTGGCCTATTATGTATTAAGCCCCTATCCATGATACAGGCATACCCCGAACTTTCCAAACTCAGACAGGAAATGCTGTGAGTGGACGCCATAATATAATATCATTTGCCCTTGTAATGGAGCACCTTTGGCCTCACCTTCAACATCAAGGAATTTTATACGTCCCGACGGGAAGCATACCGCAGCACACAGACCTAATAGCTTTTGCCCGAATCCTGTTTCCGTGGCGTTATTGACTAAGACGCAGGCTTCGGTGACTTCGCCGGTTGATAGCTTCTTAGCTAAAGTATTGCAGAATTGGGATATATGGGGCTGAGAGTATGGCGGGTTCATCCATACCCTGCCTTTCCATTTCTGCTCAAGCCCATCAGATTCGGTGTCATAGTAGGTTTTTGCATTGACAGTCTCATTCGCTATCTTGCTACTTGCCGGATCGACATCTACGCCACCCATCACCTCTTTTGCGGCCTCTACAAACTTCGGGGGCGTATACCATTCGTTTTCCCCTGAGTTGTGAGATACGTGGACAACTGTCTTTATCCACCCCAATGCCTTGAAATGTCGTAAAGGAGTGGGCGAAGATATGCCCTTGTTGCTTAACCAATCCAGCCATGTCGGTAATTCGACATTTGTTGATTTATCCATATCCCCTGTCTTGAAGGCGAGCTTTTGGTAAAACACCCACAACTCTGAAACAACACCAATAGATAACCGCCGCCAGTCTCGGATATACTTATCGAAGTTCTTGTCAGCTTTTGCAAAGTCCCAATCAGAGGGAATGTCCGGCTTGTCCGCCACTACGGGGATTATATCATTCATAACAACTCCAAAATAAAACCAGCCCCAGAACATAAGCTACGCTACATAGGATATGTGCCCCGGAGCCAGTTATTTTGCAAAAGTAGCATAGCATAAACCGCATTATAACGACACAAAGCAAGATTGCAAGATATTTATTGAGAAAATCAGGACAAGTCATTTGACTTATTCAAGAGGCGCGGGTATATTGTAAATATGAAATGCGAAGATACAAAACAAATCTCACCTCTCCCTGACAGATCGTATCTTCGCAGATTCCCCGTTCAGGGAGAGGTTCTTTTATTAAGAGGATAGAATTATGGAAATCTTCGGCATCCGTATAGCCAAAACAAAGACAATTCGGGCAGAGATTGAGGCTGAGAAAATGGCTATTATGCAAAGCAATCTCACAGAAATGGCTCGTATGATAGAAAGCTTCAAGGCCGCCGACAAGAGACTGGACATGATGATGTCTAATCTGCTTGAGCGCGGTGCGAAACTGACATTGATTGAAAGAGCCTTGCCTGATATGTCAAGTGGGGCACGTGAGCAGATTATGAAATTGCTCAATATTGCCAAATAGGGGAGAGGTTCTTTCTATAGGAGAAGATTATGCGTTGGATGACTAAAAGAGAAGTTGATCGGGCGGCCAAAAAGGGACCACTGGCAGCATTGGATAACGGTATTGCTAAATGGGGACAGATGCGGGATGCTCTGGTAGAAGATTTGAAGAGGAAGCTAAGGAGCAACGATCACTACGATGGCACAGATTATTGTGCATGTTGTCTGTATTCCCGGATACATGGGGCTGGCTGCTCGCAGTGCCCTATATACAGGGCCGTCGGATACTGCCACAAGAACGGGTATGATGCTTATGAAGTAGCAAGAGATATATTTCTTGCGGGGTATCCTATCACCCCTGTCCGCAAAGCAATCCGCACCCTGATCCGTAACATGAAGAAGGCCCGAAAGATAATGGTGAGTCAATGAACTGGTTATATGTGATAATATGGGAACTGTTATGTTGGGGTGGGTGGCTTTACCTGTTCGCTTCAGGGAGAGTTGATGGATGGACTATCCTTGTCGCACTAACAATCAATGTCTTGTGTTTTGATCATATAAAGAAGACAAAATGACTACCTACATCCAAGCCAAATCCGATGCCGTAGACGCCCGTGTAAGGTGGGAGCGAGCAATTGCAACCTTTGACCCCCATCAGGACACGGAAGCCTGTCAGGCGCAAGCTGAGGCCGCATGGGAGTGTCTGAGGGATTGGGACTGTTGCGCGGCGAAACTGGAAGAAATGGAAACCGCAGCTAATTTTGAGAGGTAGAATAATGGCTAAATTAAACGATTGGGTTGCCGATGGCCTCAATATCTTTTATCGCTCGGCTCTTATAGTCAGGTGCGGGGACTTATCAACTGCCGCCCAGATAGTCCGTGAGCATAACAGCCATAAGGGGTTGGTGGGGGTGTGTGGTGATTCATTATTCCTCTTTAGGCAAGTGGTTCTTTCGTGTCCACACATGAAATACAAAGACATTATCGTTGATATCAAGGCCGCTCTTGCTTTGGCGGAGGTGAAGAAATGAAAGACGAGAGGCCGTGTTGTGACAACTGTAAACACGTCAATAGAGCAAAGGGCTACGGTATGGGTAATTACGATTATTGGTGCCACAAACAAAATGGACAAAAACATACAACTCATTGTTGCCCGCTGTATGAAGCGGAGGCGGATTAAATGAAAGACACACGTAGTCCGAAACAGAAAGCCGCTGATAAGTATTGCGAAACACTCGAAGAATCTCTCAAGAAACTAACTGACTTGATTCGCAAGTTAGACATACGGGTAACAAGCTTAGAGCGTAGACCACGCACTGTACAGGGATACGGAAGGCCCCAATAATGAAATGCGACTGCGACGAACACGAAATAATTCGCTATTGCGTCTCTTGCGGCAAAGGTGCTTGTGTAGAATGTATCGATCAGGAATGGGCAAGAAATTGGAAAGATACAGGGTGGTTGGTATGTCCTGTTTGCGAAGATAAAACCATTGAGGAAATGATGGAATCTTTTAAGGCGGCGGCGAATGAAGATAATTGACTGCATCCAGGGAGAACCAGATTGGTATCTTGCCAGATTAGGAAAAGTGACCGCCTCCAAGTTTGCCGACGCAACTGCCAAGGGCACGCGAGCAAGTATGCTGGGCTATATGGACAAGTTGATTGCCGAGCGTATGCGCAATGCCCCCTATGAGTCGTATCATAACTCGGCAATGGATAGTGGCACGGACAGCGAACCCCTTGCCCGCAAACACTATGCAGATATAAACCGTGTCACTGTGGAAGAAGTGGGATTTATAGAGCGCGACGAATGGACAGGTTGCTCTCCTGATGGACTTGTTGGCGATGACGGGATGTTAGAAATAAAATGCCCCTTACCCCATACTCATGTCAGGTATCTTCGAGAAAAGAGATTCCCTACCGCCTACAAAAAGCAGGTGATGGGGCAGTTGTGGATAGCAGAACGCCAGTGGTGCGACTTTGTGAGTTTCGATGAGTACAATATACGTAAGCCATACTTTTGCGTGCGCGTTTATCGGGATGAGAAATTTATTAGAAACCTGCATGTTGAAGTAGTTATGTTCATAAATGAAATGAAAGCCGCAATGGCGCAAATCGATGACGCCCCTTTTTGAAGGAGAAGAAAATGACAGACGAAATGAGCCTAACAGTATTCGACCCGCTCAAAGCAGAGTTGGCGGCGTTGGATGAAAAGGATGCAAGTCTTGTATTCGACCACAAGACACTCGAAGGTGAAAAGAATCTGCGTTCGTATGTCCGCAAGCTTCGGGGTTACAAGGGTGACATCGGGCGTATTAAGGACGACGCCAAGAGAGAGGCTATTACGTTTGGGCGAAAGATTCAGGCCATACACAACGAACTCATTGACGGCGTGCAGAAGATCATCGACGCCCGTATGAAGCCCCTTGACGAGATCGAGGAGGCGAAACGACTGAAAGCAGAAGTTGAAATCGACGAGGAAGCGGCATACATTGACGAAGCCGACCGTAATAGACAGATAGACCTTACGGAGCGTGAGGCTGCTGTGAAGAAAGCACAAGACGAGATCGACGCCAATGCTGCGGAAGCCAAAGCAAAGCAGGACGAAATAGACAAGGAAGCCCGCGAGAAGCGGATTGCTCTGGACGCCGCAGAGAAGGCCACGAAGGACGCTGAGGCGAAAGCAGCCGCCGACGCCGCCCAAAAGCAAACAGATGCGGACGAAATGGCAGCGGCTTTACGCAGGCGGGCGGCGAACAAGAAACACCGAAAGTCTATTGAGGATGAAGTTGCATATGCGCTGTCCAAACTCGTTACGGACCAAACAAGCGTTGGGCGCATCTTGAGATCATTAGGCAACGGAACAATCCCCCACGTAACAATTAACTATTGAGGTGAATCATGGCAGAGACAGTAACACTTGACGCCGAGTTTCCTATCGGTGACGTGCTTGGAGAAATCGAGAATAAAGATATCGTCGATTCGGTTGGCGCAGGCGACCTCTTAGATGAGATCGGCATAATAGACGCCATCGAGCATTTCAAGGAAGGTAACATCTTGCTCGAAATCGGCAAACAGGAAGTGATGGATTATTTTGGGCTCATCGAGCCAGAATAGGAGAATCATGGAAAACGAAATAACAAGAGTAGAACCAGTATCCCCGCTCGCCCACGCAGCCCAGCTTGTACAACAGGCAGACGGCAAGATCGATGTGGGGCAACTGAAAGAGTTGTTGGAGTTGCAGGAGCGATACGACGCCACACAAGCACGCAAGGCGTACACTGTCGCTATGGCTGCGTTCAAGGCTGATCCGCCTACCATCATCAAAGACAAGCAGGTAAGCTACGGACAGACCAGCTACAAACACGCAACCCTCAGTAACGCCACCAGCATTATCAATAAAGCCCTGAGCGGGCACGGCCTCACTGCTTCATGGATACCAGAGCAGGACGGCGAAGAAATCAAGGTGACGTGTCGGCTTGTACACATCGACGGCCATTCAGAGCAGGCCAGCATGAAAGCGCCACCGGATGATTCAGGCAAGAAGAATCCGATTCAGCAAATTGCATCGACAGTGAGTTATCTGGAACGGTATACCCTGTTTGCGATAACCGGACTTGCGCCGCAAGAGGACGACGACGGCGCGGGGGCAAACAAGCAGCCCGCCACAGTAGACCCGCCCAACGAAGCAGAGCAAGCCTGTATTGACGCAATCTGTGCGCTAATCATTCCCCCGCAAGGCAAGGTAGTTGACAGCAAGAAAATTGCCGCAATCTACTACGAGCATCACCAGTCTTACCCGCGCGATATTACACTTGCGGCTGGCTGTGCGCAATGGTATTCAAAGGCCGACCGTCCCGAAATCTACGTCCCTGACAAACGTGACAAGCTCGATAAGCAGTTGGGGCTTGACGGCGATGAGGACAGCCAGCCGGACCACCCCGCAGAACCAAAAGAATTCCGTTACCACTGCCGAGACTGCGAAAAGGAATTCGACGAACTGAACGTGAATGAGAAGTGCCCTCTGTGTAACAGCTTCAAGATCGATGACAGGCAGAAAAAGTAATGTTGTGGGCCGTCCACGGGGCAATGTAATTTAGTGGGCGGCTCAGTTTTGGAGAGATAATGGCAAAGAAGAAAAAGAAACCTGAGATACCCCAGTGCGAAACTTGTTTCCGTCGCAACTTTGACGATGAAGATATCGCATACTGCGGATTAAGTGGCAACGATTGCCCCAGGGTACTCAAGGTGGCTTGCGTCAACCATAGACTCACAGATGATTCTATTAAGAGGCCGGGGTAATGATTGAGTTTGAGTACACAATTAAAAATGGCAAGCTGTTCGTCGATAGACGCAACGTATTCGACGCCTATGTATCTGGCATGAAGGAAGGTTTCCGGGGCTTGCTTCGGTTCACGCGGCGACGGGGCAAGGCTAAGACTTTAGCTCAATTAGGATATTATTGGGTTGCCATCCTGCCGACTATACACACCCAATTAGTCGCAGACGGGCATGAGATTATGGGTATAGCCATCAACCAGGACATGGCGCACGATATCGTCAAGCATTTCTGCGCTAAAGTAAGAGACGGTGAGTACGTTACAATGTCGGACATGAGCAAAATGGAAGCAATGGAATTCATGGATAATGCGATGCGATGGGCTGCGAAAGTCCTTCGCGTTGTTATCCCCGAACCAACTAACACAGAAGGATCGTTATAAGGAGAATTGATATGGAACTGAAAGAAGAACTAAAAATAGCTGAGGATTGCGCCCAGAACCACAGGGATAAGCTCAACTATGTAGAAAGAAAGATAGACAACCTCAAAGCCCAGATAGCCGAAGCCGAGAAGCCGAAGCATGGGGATGTAAGAGTTTTCGACCGCTCTCAGGCAAGTCCTATGATTTTTATGGGAGATAGTTGGTACAACAAAAACGGGCTAATGTCGACCTGGGAGAATTGCGAAAAGTTGCCCACCAAGTATAATTTCTTCGACGACCTCAAAGCCTTGCAGCAGCCGCTGGAGGAGTTTGATGTAGGACGGGGCAGTTATAAAATCAAAGCGACATGGGGCTCTTTCGGAAGTATCTTTCTCAAACAAGGAGGAAATCAGATAGCCATAGAAGAGATTGCTATCAATGATACTATCCGCAACCTCCGCCGGATGCAGGCAACGCAAAAGAAAAAGGCTGCCGGTCATAATGAGTAACCTGTTTCAATGTTAAGCTTTGGGAGGGTTTCTTATGACTATATATAGACGTTTTGACGCGGGGCTGGCAGCCTGGTATTAAGCCCGTCGCGTCAAGGGCTTTTGACCGGGCGCAGGCGTGGCGGGTAATTTGAAACTAACCTTATTTTTGGAGAAGTATTATGAAGGAACAGGAACTTTTCACTGTAGCAGTAACAGAGTCCGAAAAGATCAAAGACGACAACGGCAACATCGACAGCATCAAGAAGCGTGTCATTTTCAAGGACGTTGCCCTTCCCGCGTATGGTTTGGAGAACGCCAAGGCTAAAGCTCTCGCTGCCGCCATGAAGGTCAAGGGTGAGAAGGCAATCAAGGACATCGATGAAGTGGAGGTAACAGCCAAACCCTTTCGAGGGTAAGGGTACGGCGACCCGCTTGAAGCAGTGCGTTCCCACTGCATGGGTGCCGACGGCGGATTGCCCCGACTATACACCCAAGAGATACAAAGACCCGCCTCCGGCTGGGACGAAACCCGATCCCGATTACGTGCCGAAGGTTGGGGAATGGTTCTGGTGGACGAAGGATAGTAAATGGGTTCTACGGCAAAGACGTGGCATCCATGTGTACGAACAAGATGGAACGAGAAGGGATTTGGTCAATCTATATCACGACACCTTCCCTGCCGAGCCCCCTGATTAAAGCCCCGGTAGCTTAACCGGTTAAAGCCCTGACCTTGTAAGTCAGTAATAGCAGTTCAAATCTGCTTCGGGGCTATTTTTATCTTGAATAGGAGAATTGAAAGATGACAAAACGATACCGATGGACAGCACTAATAATACTTGCTTGCCTGCTCATTTGGAACAGTGCAATCAAAGGTATAATCTGCACATTCACACACACTTCTCTGGCCGGTGAGGGTCACTCCTCCTCCGAACAAGGTTGTATTTCAAATCACTCCTACGACCCCCCGGCCATTATTTTCATCGACGCGGACGGTACTCACATGAACGCCAAAGAAACCCAGTTAATGCTCGACGAAAAAGACTACCGGGACAAAGACGGCAACAGGCTCAAGGTTGACGGGGCGTGGGGGACTAAGACTATCTATGCGGCTAATCAGTATATCGGTGATTGCCATGGTAATGATGTTATGAGTTTATTTGGAGAACGAAAATGAACAAACCACAGTACCAGAAACTGGCAATCCATTATCAGAAGGCACTGAGGCTCCGAAAACGCATTGAGCGTATCGAAAACCTGCTCGACTGGATGCGCCGCCAAATAAAAGACGATGGTAAACAATTCGATGTATGGATAACCCGCAAAGATCAGCGCCGCACGAATGTAAACTGTGAGTTTACCACCGACACGTTTACTAAAGTGATGAAGCCTATTCTGAAAGACGAACTCACCCGCCTCCGCAAGCAGTACAAGACGATCCCGCCGATGGTAATTAAGGCGGGGAAAGGTGAAAGTGAGTGATTGACGTTGCTGACATACTCGATACCGTGATTTGCGGGGAGCTTCTGGATGTTCTACCAACTATCCCGAACGATGTCATTGATACCACCATCACTGATGCGCCCTATGGCCTCAAATTTATGGGCAAAAAATGGGATTACGACGTGCCGAGTGTTGAAGAATGGCAGGAGGTATTGCGGGTAATGAAACCAGGGGCGACTTTGCTCTGTTTTGCCGGTTCCCGGACTCAGCACCGAATGGCCTGCAATGTGGAGGATGCGGGTTTCATTCTCAAAGACTGTATTATGTGGCTGTACGGTTCGGGATTCCCGAAAGCTACGGATATATCGAAACAGTTGGATAAGGGGCATGAGCGGGAAGTGGTGGGGTATAACAAGAACCACAGAACGCTAAAGGCAACAAATACGATGGTTGGGGAGCCTCACTCAGGAGATGGAAATATTACAGCCCCGGCCACCCCCGAAGCAAAACTCTGGAACGGCTGGAAGTCCCACGGCCTGAAACCAGCCTACGAACCAATCCTTGTAGCCATGAAGCCCAACGAAGGTACTTATGCTGAAAATGCCTTGAAATGGGGCGTGAGCGGGTTGAATATTGAGGGGGGCAAGATAGGGACGGAAGTGATAAACGTCCATCACTTTGAAGGCGACCACGCTTTTGATAAGGGGCGGGGCGAAAAGCCGTACACAAATCACGCAGGCCGTTTCCCTGCCAACATAATACTCGACGAATACTTTATTCCGGTTTTATGCTTGACAAGCACAAGTGATGCTGGTATAGTACGGGCAATTAAGGAGTTTTATCATGCGTATGAATTGCCAGACGTGCCAACAAGAGTTCAAGGTATATCCGAGTCAGGCCAAGGGCGGTCGCAGGAAATTTTGCAGCAAAACCTGTTACCACAAAGCTCTGTCAATACGAATGACGGGGAAGGGGCATCCGATGTTCGGCAAGAAACACAGAGCGGGGTCAATAGAGAAAATGAGGGACTCTCACAAGAAAGTTGCGAAGCGGGGGAAGGACAGTCCTGTATACAAAGGGGGGTACATGTCAAAGGGGTATCGCCATATCAATCTGCTGGAATTAAGCCCAACAGAAAGGCGAATGGCCCAAAAGATGCTGCCAAAAGGGAGGGATGCAATAGCCGAACATCGCTTGGTAATGGCAATGAAGCTGGGAAGGCCGTTGAAGCCATCCGAAATAGTGCATCACAGAAACGGGATAAAGGACGACAACAGGCCGGAAAACCTCGAATCCCTGACCAACTCAACCCACAAGATGAACCACAGGCAAATCTTGAGGGAACTCCGGCGATTGCGAAAAGAGAACGAAGACTTGAAGTCCTTGATTGCGACATACCAGACCAATGGCTAAAATATTTCGAGCCGACCGGCTACGAAATCCGTGACCCTAACTGTGCTGCCCGAATGCTGGATGAACAGAGCGGGGAAACGGGTGCGCATGGAGGACAGGGTGATTTCGCCCAACACTCATGGATGAAAAACGACACCCCGCAAGATATACAGCGAAGTTCCGGTGGTGCATCCCGATTCTTTTACACAGCTAAGGCGAGCAAGGCCGAACGCAATGCAGGGTGTGAGGGGATGGAGGCGACGGAATACCAAATGCATCGCCCCCCTGACAGTGACCCCGCAAAAGTCCCATTGGTGAACAAGAATTATCACCCCACAGTAAAACCCGTCGCCCTCATGGAATACCTCTGTAAGCTCACAGCAACGCCCACAGGCGGGATAGTGCTTGACCCGTTTGCAGGATCGGGAAGCACCGGCATCGCAGCGTACAAGACGAACAGGGGCTATGTGCTGATTGATAAAGACCCCGACTACTGCAAGATAGCAGAAAAGAGAATCCAGGACGAACGAGACAAATTTGCTTTATTTGAACAAAACCCTTGATAAGTACCGAAGGTTGGGGTAAGATGAAGGCTGAAATGTCAAATTTACAGTCACAATCAACATTAAGTATTCTGCTCGTAGACGGGTTTTCTCCTCGTGACTGTGGTTTGGCAGCCTGTCTGCGGGCTTTTATTGAACGGATTCGACATGAGTAATCATCACGGATTCATAAGTATAGTTAATTGGCAGAAATTTCAGCATTACAAAAACCGCAATCCGCCGTGGATTAAGATGTATACCGACCTTCTCCATAGGTATGATTTCGAGTGCTTGCAAGATGATAGCAAGTTGCTACTCATACTTTTATGGCTGTTCGCCAGCCGCTGCGATAACCAAATTCCAGCCGACCCTAAATACCTCAAGAAACACCTCCCTTTCAACGGCGAGATCAAGCTGCAAGTCCTTGTAGACGCTGAGTTTATAACCTGTGATAGCATGTTGATAGCAAGTTGCGCGCAAAATGCTATACCAGAGATAGAGACATATAAAGAAGAGAGAGAGAAAGATATATTGAAAATTTCTTCTAAAAACCATATTTCAAAACCACCCCCCCGAGACACTACCGAACAGACACAGGCTTACAACCTCCTATTGCACACAGGAGTCGATTTAATCGTAGCGGACCGATTGGCTGTGAAGTGGAGGGTTCCTCTTGAGTCGATAGAGGCGGCTGTGGCGAACAGTGAGGTCAAGGCCGCTCAGGACAGGACACGCGACCATAACCCGGCAGGCTACGTCGTGCAGTCGATCACGGAGGCCAGAAACAATGGCGAATTGGTGAAACTGAGTAAGGCGGCGCAGAAACTGAAAAATAGCTCTTGACTTCCGGCTGAAAAAAGGTAAGATGAATATATGGACGATTACAGAATACAAAACAACAATCACCAAACCGCACGGGGAAGTATTCTGTTTATATTTCGTCCAAAACCCGTGCGGTTTTTCCAAGTTATTACGAGAAGCGGCGCAGGAGGTGCGGTAGAGGCCGAAAGACCACCCCTCTATGCTCTGAGCAAAGTGCGACTGGTGGTAGTAGCACGGTTAATCAGGTGGCATTATCTAAATCCTGCCCGCTTCTCGTATATTTGAAAATAGAATAATAGGTGTGGCAGTGGCGGAATAGGTAGACGCAGTTTGCTGGTTGAGGTTTCTGCACATGGTCATCCTCATCTGTCTGCAATCTTAGAGTTGCAGGGTGCAAATCCCTGCCTGCCCACCTTAAAAGTTAATACGAGAAGCGGCGGCGAAAGCCGAGAGCATGGCCTGATTGTGCAGGACAAAATAACTCTACATGGTACAGGGAGAATCTCTCCTGCCCGCTTCTCGTATATTGAAAATAGAATAATGGGCAGTGGAGTAATATCCAAGGTTCAGGTTCCGATAGGTGAAGCGTTCCGTGCTGAATTGAATGCTGGTGCTAATTGCAGGCTTAATAACGGTCGAGAGCCAGATACGCCAAGAACTTCTCGGGTCGCACCCGACTATGTCCTATCAGCAGGTATCGAATCCTGCCTGCCCAATTTTTTAACTCACAGGAGGCTGTAAAATGGGAACAAACTATTATGTAGAACCACAAGAACCGTGCCCTCGCTGCAAGAGAGGCTATCCCGAACTGCATATAGGTAAATCATCGGCAGGATGGGTGTTTTCTCTGCATGTAGACGACGAGTTAGATTCATGGGACAAATGGTTGGAATTTCTGGAAGGCAGGGTGATTAGGAATGAGTACGGCAACGCAATAGCACTGGATAATTTTATAAAAACCGTCACCTGCCGCGAGCATATACACGGCCTGAACAGGAATGAGATCGACGGTTCGCATTGTGTCGGGCACGGCGAAGGAACCTATGACTATATCACTGGTGATTTTAGTTAGGAGGCTGTAAAATGGACAAGAACGATATAGACGAATTTGGTAGATGCGTAACGGAGTTTAGGGAGTCTGTAGTTGCGTTTGGGGCTATACAAGCCCTCATGGCCCAAAGAACGGCGTGGGAAGCTTGCAACACTCAAAGGCTCGCACAAGGCAATCCAATCGTATATAGAGAAGAGGATTTCAACCAGCTTGCCGCACAAATACAAGGAATTGTAAAATGAAAGTATACAACCCAAAGGTAGAAGGGCATCGAATAACAGATTGCCTTTGCTATAACAGAACTGTGCGTTGGTGCAATGCCGAGAACTTTGCCTGCCCAACAGAGGATGACCCACCCGCTATTCCCACCGACTGCCCTGCCCGTGGTGAAGGAATATTGATTAAAGTGAAAGAATGAAAGGTTGAAAGCAGAATGAGCACAAAAATACCATGGGCGGATGAAACATGGAATCCGATTGTGGGATGCTCGCATAAATCGGCGGGTTGTGCCCGATGCTACGCTGAGAGGATGGCGCGAAGGCAGGCGGCAATGGGCAATACGAATTATCGTTGGGTTACAAGCAATGGTAAGTGGACGGGCAAAACAACTTTTGTCGAATCCGCCCTCGCAAAACCCCTGCACTGGCGCAAGCCCCACACAATCTTTGTCGTTTCGATGGGGGATTTATTCCATGAGACTGTACCGTTCGAGTGGATTGAAAAAGTAATGGGCGTGATAGAACAATGCCCACAACACTTTTTCTATATGTTGACCAAAAGGCCACATATTATGGCTGAGTATTTCAATGGGTTGGGGAAAAGGTTCGAGTTGTCATGTTGCGATAATCTTTGTCTGGGCGTAACGGTAGAGAACCAAAAGGCCGCCGATGAGCGGATACCGATTCTATTGAAGATACCTGCGGCACAAAGGTTTATTAGTTTTGAGCCGTTGCTGGAAGATATAAGTTTGCCGCTTGGATTGGCTCGTATCCATTACGGCTTTATTGGCTGTGAGTCCGGCCCTAACGCAAGGTTATGCACACAAGATCAAATCAGATCAGTTCGTAGGAGTTGTGGTATGGCAGGTATTCCAGTCGGCATCAAACAAATACCCCTCAATGGCAAGTGCAGCAAGTTCGAGAACAGAGACCAGTGGCCGGAAGATTTGAGAGTGTGGGAGATTGAGCATGGAACTTAAAAGATGCTTGCATTGCGGAAATGAAGAATTAACCGTAAATATTGGCGAAACACCAAAAGCAAATGGGCCTCCGCGATATGATTTTACTTTTGTCCCGCGAGCAAACGTAATCTGTCAAGCATGTGGCACGTCAACTACAATATTTGAAGGCAAGAATGCTGTAGCCGAGGCTATCGCCGCATGGAACCGCCGCTATGTCTGCCCCGACAAGCACGGGAAGGCTGTGTTTGAGGGGAATAAAGTGAAATATGAAATCGCATATAAAGAATTTCTCGTATGCAGGGTTGTTGAGCAAAAGCAGCCATACCACGGTTACGGCCTTGTTGGGGCGGGGGAAGATGATTATTGGACAGATACTTTCATGTCACGCCAAATCGAACTAATCGAAGGGGAAGATAATGGGTAAAATGACAGTAACTGAACAATCAGTGATAGATGCAATGGATACAGAGTTTGACGGTGTGGATAAGTTTGATATAGTTCAAGAGTTACTTGGGCTTCGTGCCCGCCTCAAAGCCGCCGACAAGGAAAACGCAGAGCTAAAGTCGCAGAAGCCTCCGTGTGGCGCGAACTGTTACCACCACCAAACTCATCCATGCGAAAAATGTGGCCGGATAAGTGGGTATCTGCCTGTGGTATGGAAAGACAAGCTGGTTGCGCAAAACAGTGAGCGAATCACTAAGCTCAAAGGGCAAGTTGCGGACTTGGATGGGGCAATCCGGCACGCGGTAAAGTTACAATCAGACAAAGACAAGCGGATAGATGAGTTGGAAGAAATACTCGAAAACTATACATTGCCAGACAACTGCGAAGTTTGTCATGGGCGAAAAGGTGGTGTACGTGGTAATGAGAATAGAATCGACGGTAAGGTTATGTGCGATTATTGTACAGTGGAATTTCAAAAAAGGGAAGCACAAGAATGAAAACAGCCCAGGAATGGTTAGCCCTGTCCGAATCAGAGCAGGCGGTGAAATTGGCGGAGGTGCTTGTTGAGAAGCCGTGGAAGCATGAATGGTCTTATGTAGAAACAATTTATAGGCACCCAACAGACACAGAAACATCATCTGTGTACCAGTGCGATAAATGCCAACACAAAGAATCCCTAATAACAGCTTATAGCTTATTGCCTATGTCAAGTAGTCTCCGTAGAGGGGAGCGATTGTTATTATTAAAGGAAAGGCAGAGAAAATCACCCTGCCCCGTCCCCGACCCCATAGATATCCATGATTGGAATGTGGCTATGGAGTGGAGGGATAAAACTGTACGAAATATATTTCATGAGTGCTTGGTTGATGTAATGGACACTGTTGCGGCAACAGACGTGTATCGATATCCTGCCTTAATGGAATCATTATTGGTTTCGTTTACCCATCCCATCCACTACCTTATCGCCGCTGCAATGGCAAAGGAAGGATTGAAGAAATGAAAAAGAAAAAACAACTTAACCCATACGAACAGCTTGAGCAGTGGATAGTTGATGGCGAGTTGGGACTTAGGCATTTGGAGATAGCCTACCGCGCATCCATGAGGGAGTGTAAGGCTTTGCCAAAGGGAATCAGGGATATACTTGGAGGCAAAACCGACAGCACGGGATTAATAGGTAGATTGTTTAGTTGCATATCGGGCGCGATGGGATCGATGGAATTGGCTTGGCGCAGAGGCTATCAGGAGGGGTATGAAGATGCTATGGAAGGAAAGCCGAAATGCGAACAGCAACCCTAATCATCCTCGCACTGTTCATCCTTGGCTGTGAGCAATACCGCGATAGGCTCGTGCAGCGTAATTATAATCAGGCTTTGATCGCATGGAAGGAAGCCCATCCGTTTGAGGCGGATTGGCATGAAACTGACCCATATGAAAAGGAGATAGCAATGAGGCCGATAGATAGAAACAAATTAAAAGCGATTCCCATACAAAAATGTGGGAGACGAGGAGGCGGAAAAATGCGTGATATTTGTTTTAGAGCATGGGACGAAGATTGCGAAGTGATGTACTATTCAGACGGGGAGAATGAGGATTGCATTTTCGGTTTCAACAAAGGTTCTGTTGTTGCGTGGTTACGAGAAACAGAAGCAGCAACATTAGATGAACCAG